GCGACCCGGGGCTCTATGACAGCACCCTGCGCATCGCCCAGCGGCTCGACCCGAAACCCGCCATTCGCGTGGTGCCCGGCATCACCGCGCTGCAGGCGCTGACCGCGGCCCATGCCATCCCTTTCAACACCGTGAACGGGGCGGTGACCGTGACCACCGGCCGACGGCTCCGCGATCACGGCCTGCCGGGGGAAAGTGACACCGCCATCGTCATGCTCGACGGCGAATGCAGCTTTCAACAGATCGAGCCCGACGGGCTCAACATCTGGTGGGGCGCCTATCTCGGCATGCCGGAACAGATCCTGTTGAGCGGCCCGCTGCAAGAGATCGGCCCCCGCATCATCGAGACAAGGGCCGAGGCCCGCGCCCGTCATGGCTGGCTTATGGATGTCTATATGCTGCGCCGGGGTTCCGCGCTCTGACCGGGCGATACTCACGGAAAATCCAATAAGGCAAGCGGCCTAGGTCGCGCTCTTGACACACGCGCGCGCCATAAAACCGCGCCAATCCCCGCTCAGGGTTCGGCGCGGGGCGTGATGCTTTTCGTTGACTTCTGCACAATTGTAAAATTATCTATGACAAATTTTACAAACCCAGAAGGCACCGCATGCCCAATCACCACGAAGGTCAGCTGCTCACCGCGCCATTCAACATGGACACGCTCGAGATGTCGCGCGTCGATCCCGGCCTCGGCGAAGAGATCCGCAACCTGCGCAAGGCGCGCCGCCTGACCCTCGGCGCTCTGGCCGAGGCGACGGGCCTCTCTACCGGCTTCATCAGCCAGATCGAACGCGCCCAAAACCGCCCCTCGGTCACCGCGCTCTTTCGGATCAGCCGGGCGCTTGGCGTCTCGGTGAGCTGGTTCTTCCCCGGTCCCGAGGCTCCAGATCCCGAGGTCTCAGATCCCGATTCCCCCGATCACAACACCGCCGGCCGCAGCATCATCGTGCGCCGGACCGAGCGCCGCGCCATCGCCTATGATGATGGCATCCGGGACGAGCTTTTGACCCCCGGTCTGGGCGGCAAGCTCGAACTGCTCTCCTGCCGCTTTGCCCCCGGCAGCGGCGTCGACACGGTCTATGCCCATGAGGGCGAAGAGGCGGGGCTGGTGCTCTCCGGCGTGCTCGACCTCTGGGTCGGCGACGCCCATCACCGGCTCGAGGCGGGCGACAGCTTTGCCTTCGACAGCGCCACGCCGCACCGCTACCGCAACCCGTCCGAGACCGAAACCATCGTCATCTGGGCGCTCACCCCGCCCAGCTTCTGATCGCCCGATCGAGACCAGCCACAGGACCGCCTCATGAGCCAGGACCATTTCCCCCAGCTTTTCGCCCCCATCACCCTCGGCAAGCTCACCCTGCGCAACCGCATCGTGTCCACCGGGCATGAAACCCACCTCAATCAAGAGGGCCAGATCGGCGAGAAACTCATCGCCTATCACGAGGCCCGCGCCCGTGGCGGCGCCGGTCTTATCGTGACCGAGGTGGCGCTTGTCCATCCGAGCGCGGTCTTCGTGGCCGATCCGATCCGCGTCGACAGCGATGCCTGCATCCCCGGCTATCGCCGCCTGGCCGAACGGATCCACGCCCATGGCACCGGGCTGATCGCCCAGCTCTTTCACCCGGGGCGCGAAATGATCGCCTCCGAGGATGGCACCGCGCCCGTGTCCTACAGCGCCTCTGCCACGCCCAATGAACGGTTTCACGTCATGCCACGCCCGATGCCGCCCGAGATGATCGCCGAAGTCATAGGCGCCTATGGCGACGCGGCCCGCCGGATGGAAGAGGCCGGGCTCGACGGGGTCGAAGTGGTGGCCTCGCATGGCTATCTGCCCGCGCAATTCCTCAACCCCGAGGTCAATCAGCGCGACGATGACTATGGCGGCTCGCTGGGAAACCGCACGCGATTCTTGCGCGAGATTGCCGCCGATATTCGGGCCAAGACCGGCGCGGGCTTTGTTGTCGGCATGCGCCTTTCGGGCGACGAGCGCAGCCATGAGGGGCTCGAGCCATCCGACACGCTCGACGCCTGGGCGCATATCGCAGACCATTCCACGCTCGATTATCTGAGCGTTGTGGCGGGATCCTCCGCCACCTTGGCGGGCTCGGTCCATATCGCGCCGCCGATGTATGAAGAGGCGGGCTATACCGCGCCCTTGGGGCTGGCGATCAAATCCCGCACCGGCCTCACCACCATCGTCACCGGCCGCATCAATCAGCCGCAAGAGGCCGAGCGTATCATCGCCTCGGGGCAGGCCGATATGTGCGGCATGACCCGCGCCATGATCTGCGACCCGGAGATTGGCAACAAGGCCGGGGAGGGGCGGCTCGACGATATCCGCGCCTGTATCGGCTGCAATCAGGCCTGTATCGGGCATTTCCACGCGGGCTATCCGATCTCCTGCATCCAGAACCCGGTGAGCGGTCGAGAAACCACCCTTGGCGCGCCCCAGCTCGCCACCAGCCCGCGCCGCGTGATGGTCATCGGCGGCGGCCCCGGCGGGCTCAAGGCCGCCGCTGCGGCGGCGGAACGCGGCCACGAGGTGACGCTCTTTGAACGCGAGAGCCAGCTTGGCGGTCAGGCGCGGCTCGCGCAGCTTCTGCCGCATCGCGCCGAATTTGGCGGCATCATCACCAACCTGACCCGCGAATGCGAACTGGCCGGGGTTCAGTTCCGCAAAGGCGTCACCGTGGACGAGACGGTCATTTCCGAATTTGCCCCCGAGGCGGTGATCGTGGCGACCGGGGCCACCCCGCGCTGGCCGCGATTCGAGGGTGATGATCTCGATCACGTGGTCGATGCCTGGCAGGTGCTGCAGGGCAAGGCTCAGGTCGGGGCCTCGGTCGTTGTGGCCGACTGGCGCGCCGATTGGGTCGGCATGGGCCTCGCCGAACATCTGGCCCAGGCAGGCCACCGGGTGCGCCTTGCGGTCAATGGCTATATGCCCGGGCAGACGATCCAGATGTATGTGCGCGACGCAGGCATTGGTCGTCTCCATAGCCTCGGCGTCGAGGTGCTGCCCTATATGCGGCTCTTCGGGGCGGATGAGGACAGCGTCTATCTCCAGCATATCATGAGCCAAGAGGCGGTGATCTGCGAAGAAGTGGACACGCTGGTGCTCTGTCAGGGGCACCGACCGGATACCGACGTAGAACAGACGCTTCGCCGCATGGGCATTTCGCATGAATTGGCCGGCGATTGCATCGCCCCACGTACCGCCGAAGAGGCCGTGCTCGAAGGTCTCCGCGCTGGCAGGGCTGTCTGACGCGCTTTGAAAACCTTGCGATCCGTGGCGCTTTTGGGCCGCCACGGGTCACCCCGTGAGGGGATAAATTAAGCTGACAAACGCAGCTGCGCGCAACCTGAGCTTTGTCAGGTAAGGTTCTGATTTTCAGGTATGATTTTCTGAGGAAACACCGCGGTGAAGTGGCAGCCCGTAGGGGAGTGCCATGTTGAAAAATTATCAAATAAAAACAATTAGTTGCGAAGTTTGTTGGCACTTTTGGAGGTTGTGTTGGCACTTTTCTGTTTTTGTTCTGTTCCAATGAGAACGGATTTTCTGTTGGCAGTCGACACATAGTCCTCTGCTTCTTTAAGGCTCTTGTGCCCGCCCCATGACATGATTGCAGATGCGGATCCGCCTGCTTCAGCAATTGCTGTAAGCCTAGATTTTCGCAGGCCGTGAGCGGAAAGCCCTGTAAGCTTCGCTTCTGCTGCCCCTGCGCTGATGATATTTGAGAGACCCTTACGAGAGCGAGTTCTGCCATTGCTGGTTTCAAGGAAGGTAAAGGTTGTCGAAGTTATACACGCCTTCAAAAGAGTCCTATCCGCTTCAAAATGCTTCGCCCAACTCGGTAGGGCGCAATTCCAAGGCACGTAGGCCTTGCCCCCTGTCTTCGCCTGAGTGAAGGTCAGCACTCCATCCGAGCCGATCATGGATGGTGTGAGGGTGACAGCATCAATCGTGCGTGCTGCCGTCCAGAAAAGAAGCTCAAAGCAAAGACGCTGTACTGATCCTATTTCCCACTTGGCTCGAAAGGCATTGACGTCTGCTGTAGTCCATGGGCGATGGCCATCAGTCTTAGGGAGCTTGCCCCTTTTGATACCATCTGAGGCAACGTGGTCGGCAAAGTTGTGATCATAGGCATACTGGCATAACAGTCGCCAGATTTTTAGCCGGTCGTTCGCAGCATGAGGTGATAACTGCGATAGATCCGATCTAATATGATGCGGTTTGATCTCAAAGAAGGGGGCCGATCCATAGCACTCTTTGAGCGCATCCGAATGACGACCAAGGGTGCCGCGATAGGCTTCAGAATACGCTCTGTAGTTCGCACTGGCTTTGAATAGTTCAATGATATGGCCAAGGCTATCTTTTGCAGCTCGTGATGGCGTCTTCCTTGTTCCCATCGCTGCAGAGTAACGTGACAGGAATTCGGGGGTGTCTATTGGTCCCTTTCCCAAGGGAACCTTCGACTGCCCCCTTTTTCTAAGGTAGTAGTATGTCGTACCTGCCGAGTTGGTTGTGCTCGTCAAATACTTCAAGGTCACCGTGCTACACCGAATAACTGATCTACGTTGCATGGGTGTTCCTCCTTGCCTTCATAGGGCAAGGAGTCGGCATATGCGTCAAGATCGGTCCTGTCCCAGACCATATTCCCGCCAAAGGTCTTGCGCGGGATATCTAGGGAGCGCAGCTTGCTTTCGCTAATCCCTAGGAATTTGGCGGCGGCTCGGGCGGCCATCAAACGGGGAGTGAAATCGTGCGTCATGAGGATCTCCGTTTTACCTTCTAGGGTCACGGTCTCACGCGGCGCGGGCCGCATATTGGTCCGAGGCGTAGTCGCCCCATTGCTGCGCCATGGCGGCGGCGAGGCCGGGGAAGAACTTTGAGCGTAATTTCCATCGGTCGGCGCCAGGGCTGGCTTTGTGAACGCTGTCACGCGCAGACGCCCCATTCAGAGTGCCGGTGGGGATCAATAGCGGCAGATCGCGCAGCCAGAAGCAGGTGCGCTTGCGTTCGTTGTCAGGTCCCTTTGGGTCAGTGCCGAACTGCCACGGCTGAACAGTCTGTGCCGGCGCCTGATAATTGAGAATCCGCTCCTTGGCGTGACGGTGCATCACGGGGTTCTTGATGGCGATGCAGGGAATATGCGCGACATTCCAGACGTCAGAGAAGAGTGCTGCACCTTCCTCGAGCTCAGTCGACATGTCCGCATGGCTGCGCCCGGCCGGCGGACGTGACAACCAGCGCACGCCGCTGTTGCAAAGTCGGGTGCAGGGGGGATGCATCACGGCCATCAGATCCCAGTCGGCCTTCATCACCTCCCGGATATCGCCTTGAATATGGCGGTTGCTCGGGCGGTCAGCTGGCAGCAGATCGCAGGACCAGGCGTCATGCCCGCGGGCAAGGAAGGCATCGCGCACGATGCCGCTTGTCTCACATCCGATCAGCACCTTGGCCATCACTCGCCCATCCGTGTCATGCGATCGAGCGCGCGCATCATGCTGCGTTCAAACTCGGTGGCGGTGGGGGTGTTGGGCGCCTCCTCGGTGCGGGGGCCCCTAAAGAATGCGTAGACGGTGACACCCACGGCCATGAAGAGCGAGATGCAAATGAGAAGGAAGAAGGCAAAACTACCCAATGGCTCGGCCTCCATATCTGAGGCACAACGTTACTTCATAAGGTCTCGCGAGCTTTGTTTGGGTCTGTTTGCCGCCTATTGGTTCAAGAGGAGCGACTTTGTGTTTAATAGGGGCCACTTCTTGCTCTGCAACGGCGACAAACGCGCTCTGGCATCCGGGTGCTTTCACGCCAATCGTGCAGTCCAAAGATGCAAAGAAGGCGACGGAAAAATGACATAATCCATATCCATTTTTTAAACGATGTTGCACGGAAAATAGATTCCCCCGGGCTCTAGATAATGAGCCTGGGGGAAAGCCAGAAACGACCATCAATACACTGGACGTTAGACTCGGCTTGGAGAGAACTGAGGGCATAAAAAACTTCATTCGCTTAAGATGTCAACTCATTAGTCTTGCAATGATTTCCCAATGCTTTCTGAAAGCTAGCCGACTGCAAACTAGCCGTACGTGAAGGCTCGTTGCGCGAGTGGCTCTTTGAATTTAGTGGGAGGGCTCGAAAACGCCGGAAAGGCTCTAAGGAATGCCTCTCTGCCTGAAGGTGTGCGGGGGATCCAAGCAGAGAGGCACAACCGTGAGTGGTTGCTGTGGTGCAGGTATCACGCAAAAGCTGATCGGCAAGGGCAGCCGGTGTAATTAATGGAAGTTTGATGAAGAAACACCGTCGAGTTCGGGAGGCGGTCGATTTTTTGTTTAAATTTTGGGCAGGGTGCATGCTGAGCTTCATGTGCAGCTCCCTGTTTTCTGGTTGTAACGGCATCCGCCAGGGCGGCCGCAGTTAAGGGTGTCAGCGTGCCAGAATCTGCAGGGTTGGCTAGCGATCTTGCCGGTCCAAGCATCGAACTCTGTTCGCAATATCTGGAACTTTAGCTTGGCGGCGCTGTCACCATCCAACTGCCGGCGGCTTTCGATCTTGCAGTAAGTCCTAACGAACTGCGCGGCAGCACTTTCATTGAACTGCCGCCCTTGGCAGTCGCAAGCTTCTGCCGCGAACCGCTGGATCCGCGCGTCATTACACAGGATGCCGGCCTGCTGCGAGGTTAAGAGGGAGTGGAAGGGCTGGCGAGAGCTCATGCTGCATCGCCACCAAATCCACGCACGCGAGCTGCTGCTGCCCTGATCGCGGGCTGGGCGCGCTCAATGGCGCGGGCAAGTTCACTGCGCTCAGGATCGGGCTCGACCTCTGCCGGCATCATCCGGGGGATGTTCTCGGACCGGAATACACCGCCGCGCGCTTCGACCAGAATTGCATAGGCGGCGAAGCGAAGGTGTGTCTGCCCGGCATAGAGAGACGGTTTGCCGATGACATTCTTGGCCGCGGCGATGCTATTGCTGTCCAATGTATGCATTGTCATTTCTCCTTCCGCTACTGAGCGATCTGGAGAAAAGGTATGTGTGAAAAATCACATAGTCAATCAATAATGTGTGAAAAATCCCATTGCCTAAATAAGTAGCGCGCGGTTAGCATCCCCTTTTGGGGAGAAGAAATGCGAGATTTAACACATTTTCAGGAGGTCGCTGGCCTTATCGCTCTTCGCTTGGCGCAGGTGGAAATGCCTTCATCGCGTGAAGAATCCGTGCTTGCGCATCTTCGTCGTATTGAGAAAGAAATGCGGATAGATCCGAGCGAATTTTTGGCCGAGGTCCGAGACCCATCAGTTCGCCGGGATCGCGATTCAGGGCCTTAGCGATCGCAAAAACACTAGAGAGTTTCGGGCTTTTCACGCGGCCTTCGCGCATGTCGGTGACCATACGACGGTTCACTCCAGCCTTGATTGATAATTTAGCATCATTAAGGTCTGGGTCGGCATCGACCGCAGCTAAAACGTTGCGAATGAAGGTTGCGCTTGCTTGATCGTCCATGTTGAGAAATTTACCGCAGCTGGGCAAATACTGCGAATGAGAAGTTTCTCGTTCCAACGTGTGATAAATCACACTAGCGTGCGATGTCATGAGCAAACATCCGAAACTTCTTGCCGCAATAGAGGCCGCAGCTTCTGAGATCGGTATCGCACCAAGCACGGTCGGAGAGCGCGCCGGGCAAGGCGGTAGATTTTATTCCAGATTGAAGAGCGGCTGTCGGGTTTGGCCAGAGACAGAGCAACAAGTGCGAGAGCGCATTCTCGCGATGTTGTCGGAGCATCGAGCCAAAAAAGCAGCATGAAGCCCCGTCAATACTGATCCATTCGTCTGCCATACCAGCAATTTGGCACCGGCGGACACAAGACCAAAGGAAAAGGCCTTTCTGATGCAGAGACCCGTAGCTGCTCAAATGTTTGATAGCCTAGTGACGCAGGTCGGTGGCAAAGAGGCGGCCGCAGCGACTATCGAAGCCGCGGTCGGTCACAGCATCAGCATTGGCACCTTAACCAAAATCAAGAACTGCGACGCCGAGGTGCCACTGCTTTGGGCGTGGGCGCTTATGGAGGCCACGGGCAACACCTGCTTTGATCGCTACCGGGCTCGGACCACCGCCGTGCCGGTGGGCAGCGATCCTTACACCTTGATCGGGGAGACAGCCAAAGAACACGGCGAGGCGTTGTCGTGGGGTGTCAGGGCGGTCCAGTCCGGTGACGCCGGAGATCACGCTCGTGCTGCGGTTGAACACCGGGAGGCCGCACAGAAGCATACTCAGGCAGCAGAAAGCCATGAAGCGTTGTCGGCGCCAGAGGGTGGTGCAGTCCGATTGAGGGCCGCGCAATGACGCTCCGGTCTTGGAACGCGCTAAGCCTTTTGGCTCTTAGCACCTTCGATTTTTTCTATCCCCGCCGCCATTCAGTCCCATCCCAGCGGCGGGATCTGGCGTCTGCGTTTCGGCCCTCTGCCTGTGGGCCTTCTGCCGCGCGGAGCCAGCCTTGTGCCCCGGAGGCTTGTGTCTGCTCGCGCCGGGGCACCTTTCTCTCCCTGTTGGCTGGACCCTATCGGGCGGTTGGGTCCTGTCGACTGGTGCGCCGAGGCCCGTCCTCGATGAGGCCGGGACACTCCTCCCTGACCTCGGCGCACCTTTTTTATGACCCTCTGAAGGCGAGGATGTGATGGGGGTAATGGCGGTTGAAATTATTGGTCTGTCAGATTCACCATCTGATCTCCTTTCCGAACCCCTTGCGGGCGAGGACATTGGCTTGCCGTTTCGCCTCTTCGATTGCGGCTTTTCTGATAGCCCCAAACCGACCTATTTCGACCCCGCAACTGGGGCAGAAATAGATCTCGTCATCATTGGGAGGGTTTGTCTCGTCAATGGTTAGATTTGCATCACACTTTGTGCAGCTCAGGCCTTTTGAGCGTCTCATTTCGTTCTCCATCGTTGGTTTGGCGATTGCGATGGTGACCAGTGTCGGGGGCTGTGTGCAGCCTCCGACACTGTGTAAGTCTGCGCTGCCGCAGCTTCAGTGGAGTGTGATCGAGGGCGTTTCGACCTCTGTTCTCACCGCGCGTTCTCATCTCACGCCAATCAAAGCTTGGGCAAGAGAGCGGAGGGTATAATGGGGCGTCAGGTTTATCGAGGTATCGAAATCCGTGGGGTGGTTTACCCAGATGCCAATGCCGCAGCGGCTGCGCTTGGCGTGTCGGCCAACGCGGTCCGCCTCGCGGTTCGCAAAGGATCGCAGCATCGCATCGGAACGGGCGCTGTCGGAGTTGAGCCGATGCCGATCTGCCTTGCTGGCACGCATTTCGAAAATGCAGAAGCAGCCGCCGAGCATTTTGGTGTGACCAGACATGCTGTCTATCAGGCAATTGCTTCTGGGCGTGCGCAAGAGTTCGGAAAGCCAGCACGCCATGCGCGTTTGAAATCGAGGCCCATAGCGCTCGGAAATCTTTCATTTTCTTCCATGGACGAAGCTTGTCGGGTGCTTGGTTTCGAGCGCGGATACATCTCTCAGGTCAAACGGCGCGGATCGAAGGTTGGTATGCAGCGCGTCCTGGCGGCCGCCATGCGCGAAGCGCGGCGCAGGGAGACGGCTTCGACAAGCCAACGCAAGCATGAGGGGGTGGGCACATGAGCGCGACATCCGCCAACCTTCAAGTGTTCGATGCCTCGGAACTGCCGGAATATCCGATCTCTGCGGAGTGCCGGTTGGACTCTCATTACTTCATGCAGTTCAACCATGATCGCTATGACCGAAGCGAGTTCCGCCGCAAGGCTTACCGCGACCCGGAGGTCGGGTTCTTCGGCATGGAGCTGTTTTTCAAGTCCCATGGCGAGACGCCTTTGGGCACGCTGCCTGCGGATGATGATAGCCTGGCCTTTCTGTTGGGTCTGCCGCTCGATCGGTGGAAGTCGCTGAAGGAGCGGCCCTTCAACCCGCTCTACAACTGGCGACCGGTGCGCTGCGACAACGGCGCCATACGGCTGGCACATCCGGTGGTGCAGGAGGTGATGGAGGCCGCGCTGCGGGGCCATCAGGAGCACAAGGCCAGCAATGAGAACAAGGCGGTCTATGCCCGGCGCAAGCGTCTGATCGAGGCCTTGCGCGAGTGCGGCTGTGGCGACGAGCTCTGCTCGGATGAGCTGGCGGTCGGCTGGCTGGATGACTGGCTGCTCAAGCATCACATGGGCCAAAGGCGGATGCCGCAGCTTCAATCCTCGATCGCCCGGGCGCTGCGCGCGGCCGCAACGGAGGGCATTCTGGGGCGCTCGCGCGGCAGGCCCTGAAATCATTGAAGAAATCCGGACATCTGTGTGCGGAACATACTGGAACATCCCAGAACAGTTCCGAACAAAACGGAACAGTTCCAGACATAGGAGAGGAAATGAAATGAGAGAACAGGAAAGAAGAGTTCGTTCCGCTCCACCGCCACCGGATGGGCCTGTGGATAAGTCGGATTGCTGAGAAGAGGGGGAAGAGCTTTGGAAGGTCAGGAACTGAAGGACGGCAAGGCGCGGGTCAGGCTCCACCTGATCGAGCCTTTGGTGAGCGGAGGCATGATGCGCAAGCGCGGCCAGAAGGTCGAGGAGTATGAGCGCTTCCTGTCGAGCCTCGAGGCGCGGCTGGCCTATATGGCGGCAGACCGGTTGCAGGCCTTGGCGGAAGTGGTCGAGCGCTATGCCGGTGGGCCGCAGAAGAACATCTGGCCTGCCGAGGTGTCGATCATGAACTGGGCGCGGCGTCTGCAGGAGGCCCCGGCCAGCGAGAGCCGCCTGGTGCGATCCTATCTGCAGTCCGGCGCGGGCGAGGCTGCGAAGTCCGGCGGCTATCTGGTTGAGCTCTTCAGCTATCTCAAGCGCTTCGGCATGCCGCCGAATGACTTCGCCATGAAGGAGATCCGGGAGCGCTCGGAAGCGAACCAGCGCAAGCGGTCGCAGATCCAGCGGGAGCGCGAAGCGGGGCGGGCGAGCCCGAGCGATCTGGACTGGTTGCAGCGCTACATGGAGGCGCGGCGACGCTGCCTGGACATCATCAAGGCCAAAGAGCAGAGGACAGCAGCATGAGTGTGATCGAGAATGTCTCGGCGAGGGTGGGCGATAATCGTCGGGGATGTCACATGACCAGCGCTGCACCCCGCTTGATCCGGGGTGCCGCCGCGCAACCGGTGTCGACCCGCTCGCTCATAGAGTGGGCCTTTGCGCGCGAGAAGGCGCAGCTTGAGTTCGAGGATGACGTGATGCGGGCCAGTGGCTATGGCTATGTGTCCTCGACCGCTGCGATCATCCAACATGAGCAGCTCGGGTGCCGGATCGATGGCGGCGGTCGATCCGACCCGCATCCCGATGCTGATGTTGTGGCAGCCGCCGTGGCCGCACTGCCCGAGGCGCGGGGTGGTCACCGCATGGCGGTCTGGGTGGCCGAGTTGGCCCGGGCCGGTCGGGTGCCAGATTGTATGGTCGATGCTCGGCCCGTGGTGCGGCCTGTCGAGACCCATGTGAACCGCTGGGGCGAGATGGCGAAGACTGCTGATGCAGCTGCGCTCGGCTCGCTTGGTTGGCCCGCGCAGGCGAGGCGCAATCGCAAGGGGGTGGTGGTGCAGGATGCGGTGCTCTTTTGCCCGGTGCGGATCACGCCGACCGTTGACCAGATCGCTAGCGCTCGTCGGGCCTATCTCGATTGGCGCGGCGCGCTGATGGATCTGCGCGACAGCTTCACTGCCTATGGCGGTCTCACTGCTTGGCGCGTCACCGATGAGCTGCCGCCGTTGCGCCCGTGGATTAGGAATACTTGTATTACAAAACTTGACATACCTCTTATCGAATCTCGGAATGGGGTGTAGGTGTTGAATAACCGCACATCCACTTATGACAACTCCCACTGGGGAAGCAGCAGCGAGTTCCCAATGTCAGAGTATCCTCAACTTGAATTTACTATGAAGGAGGTGATCCGTGCCGGAAAGGCACTTCGGGGAACAATTGAGTGGAATCCAGACGAAGCAGAAGCAATCCGATCAGTATTTCAAGTGGCAAACAGTTGGCGGGCTTCGCATGCATTCCCTATGCATCGGATGAGAAGCGAGCTTCATGGCCGCATGAGTGCGCTTAAAATCAAAGGATTGACCGCCGCGCGGCTAAAACAGATGTCTTCTGTTCGCGGAAAATTGCGAAGGATCAGCAGCAATCTTCGACAAATGCAGGATTTAGGCGGATGTCGCGCAATTCTGCCGAGTATTGACAACGCGAGCTCTCTAGTAAACGCAATACGCAACGGCTTTTCTCATGAACTGAAGAGAGAAGACAGCTATATGGACGAACCGCGCTCTAGCGGCTATCGCAGCCACCATTTGGTGTTTGCATTTTGCCCAAGGAACGCAGAAGAAGAGCCATTTCGTGGCAGATTAATCGAGCTGCAAATTCGTAGCCGTCTGCAACACTGCTGGGCAACCGCGGTTGAGGCGGTCGGAATGTACCGCAACGAAAACATGAAAGCCGGACTCGGCGATGCCAGCTGGTTACGCCTCTTCGAACTAATGTCGTTGGAGTTTGCGCTTTCTGAAGGGCGTAAGTATGCTCAAGGTGAGCGGAGTGAACGAATTAGTGAAATCGCCCAGATCGCTGGCGATCTCCAAGCTGAACAGACCTTAAATGCCCTTAGCCACGCTGTTACAGGACTAGACAGATTTGATGTTAGCCCAAACAACAAGCCACGCTACTGTCACATTGAGTATTTCCACAGGACCAACCAAGTGTCGGTTCGCCTACTCGACGGGCCGTCGAAAATTGGAGGTGCCCTAGATGAACTTGAGCTCCCAAGTGACAGATCCTCCAATAAGAGTTCGGTTGTCGTAGAACTCGATAAGATTGAAAACCTTAGAAAAGCATACCCGAACTATTTCGGTGACGTGCAACTGTTCACTAAGAACCTTTCGGAAGTAGTGCATGGTGGGAGGGCAAGAGAATACAAACTGCCGCCTGTGAATCGTGTACCGCCGCCCCCTAAGGAGATTCCTGATGATTCTTGGCTGCGCTACCCCAATCGCCAGAACCGCCGTTGGAAGGATTAGGTGGTAGCATAAAGCCTTTCATTCCCGACTTTTAAAGCGACATGTAGCCTTCGCTAGTGCTGTAGGTCATGAAGCTGCTTAGGCTTTGGCTTTCGTCAACATATTCGCCACCTGCTAAGTCCATAGCCAACCAATGATGCCAATTGATTTGGAGCGGGAGCGTCAAATGCAATTGTTTCAAAATTCTTGACCGCGAAATTCTAGGTGGCTAGACAGGATACCAACAACCAAATTGCGCCCGATGCAGGAGACCCTGCCTCGGGCGCTTCTCGTTTCAAGAGGGCAGCATGTGATGGCAATCCGCAAGGTCTGCTGCCGACCGGGCTGCGATGATCTGTCGATTGATGGCGGTGCGCATTGTCATTGGCATGAGCAGGAGCGGTTAGACAAACAGGCTGCTCGACGTGCGCGGGCGAAGCTCGGTCGCGAGGCTCAGGCAGGCATCGAGCTATATGCCACCCGTGCTTGGAAAGATGGCCGTCGCGCCTTCCTCGCTCGGCACGTCACTTGCTGCGATTGCGGCGAGCTGGGCCTCGTGGTCGAGGCCACCGAGGTTGACCATATCGAACCGCATCGCGGTGACCGGGCGAAATTCTTCGATCGAACCAATTGGCAGGCGCTCTGCAAGCCCTGCCATTCCAGAAAGACGGCCCGCGAGGTCTGGCACGGGGGGGCTATCCGAAAATCGTAGCCTTTTGCCTCGGACCGGCGTGGGGACCAGTCTTTTCGCACCGGTCGAATTGGAGAAAAAAGCCCATAGTTTTAAGGGCATGAAAGGACTTGATGAGCGATGAAAGGCGCGAAACCCACACCGGCGGGCAATGTAATCCCGATGAAAGGCGACGGTGCGCGCCCCACGCTGGAAGCCCCGGGCATGTTGACCGAGCTTGGGCGCGAGGTTTGGGAAGAGCTCGCACCGGCGCTCGCCCGAATGTCGCGACTTGAACCGCACTATCGCTATCAGTTTGCGAGCTACTGTGAAGCGGTGGCGAATTTCATCCGGGCCACCAATGACATCGAGCTCGAAGGGGCGTGGTACGAGGTGAAGACCCGCAACGGGCTTCAGAAGAAAAAGACTGCCGCCTGGGGAGCGCAGCAGGAAGCGATGAACCAGATGCGGCGCGACTCGGCGCTGTTCGGCCTCACCCCGGTTGATGAATCGCGTGTGGGCTCGGAAGGTCAGGGCGATCTCTTTGATAAGTTGATGCGCCAGCTCAAGGGCAAGTCTGCTGATGGATCCGATTGATCACCCTGTCAGCCAGTATGCTGTCGAGGTTGTCGAGGGGAATGTGGTCGCAGGCGAGATGGTGCGGTTGGCTTGCGAGCGCCATCTGCTCGATCTCGAGACGGCCGGCGAACGCGGGTTCTAT